TTCCCACTGTATCTTGGACTTTTCACGAAGGATATTTTTTGTTTCTTCAGAATGAGTCTTGCCAAAAAAGCGGTTATTTTCTCCTAAACTGGCAAGACGTAGTTCTTCCTTTCGCTCTGGACTGTTAGCCCAATTTTCCAAATGAGTTTCTTTTAGTCTTTCCCGATACTCTGGATTTTTCCAACGTTCCCTTACAACAGAACTAAGCTTCTCTTTATGTCTGTCAGAAAATATTTTTGATGTTCCAACAATATTTAGACAATGAGGATCATCGAAGCATTCTTTTAAAAGCATATCTTCTATACCAAATGCCATTTGTCTAGTTTCTACCGGAACTTCTCTCCAGACAAAATTAGGATTGGCATTAAAGGCAGCTTGAAAATATTCATTGTCGTGACAGTTATTTTTAAGATCGCGTAAATGGTCTCCTCGACGAGGATTCTTTCTCTCAGTAGCACCCAAATAGTAATCACCGGTTTCATCATTAGTTGCCGCATAAATAACAACTGGGTGAGGATGGTCTTTAATGTTTGTTTCACCACATAAAGCAGAAACAATAGCTAACAGATTGTATTCGTTATCCATTTTAAATAACCTTATGTTTTTATAGACATAAGGTTATTTAGTTTAGTTAAAAATACCTGTATTCAATAGCCATTTAATTTTCCTATGCTGTTGAGAGGCTAACGAATTGCGAAACATCCATTACGCCATTGTAATAAAGCTTGATAACGCGATTGAGAAATTTATACTGATAGATGTCTAGCGCAATCGATGTGTTCAAATTGTGAGGACGTACAATCACATAATTTTCATTAAGCTTCAGAGTAGACTGTGCTGGGTCAGACAGTAACAAATAAACATAAGGCTGGCACAATGCAGTTACATCATCGTCGCTATAATTACCACGAATAGTAGCTTGGTTGTTCAGATCATTTGCTTTAAGATCGTAGATAATCTTACACAAGAATGGACTAAACAATTCATAGAGCTTAGGAATGACATTAAGACCTGTCTGTACCTTCTCAGGAGCGTAAATCGTCATGTAGTCAGTCACACGCTGATCAATAACTAATGACAGCGCACGTAGTGCGTACGTGTCCGATACAGCCATACCTTTTAAAGGAGCTACAATATCGCGTAACATGTACGGTTGGCCGTTCGAAGCATCGGGAACTATAACGCCTACACTATCTTCAGCAAAAAGTAAACTACTACGATCGAATGTCTTACCGCCTGCGACAATCCGAAGTATTTTATCGTCTTTGATATCAAACCGATTATTGTGCGATAACATGCCGTATTCAATAAACCCGCGATCTTTTGGTTTAGAAGATTTCAGAGCACTGTCACAAAAACCTGTAAAGCGAACAGTGATCTTTTGGTTTTGTGTTAGCGGATTAATCATGTATTGCTTATTGACGATAACAACCTCTACTCCATTTAAGAAGTAATCGATATCCTCAATCAACGAGTAACCGTTTAACCATACGTCAAGTTCACCCATTGGAATTTGCATAACCCAAGTGGATTTTACATTGAAACGCGTTTGATCTACGTCGAAGTGAAATTTACAAACGCCACCTGAAATATCTAAACTCAAATCGTAAGCTAAAATAGTTTTATTACTACGAACCATTGGATACCATACGGTTTGATTAACTGTCCACGTAAGCGCTCCATTGATAACAGCGTAGTCGCCAGTGCCTGTGACATCAACCCAGACGTTACTAGGCAATCCTGCGATGATCCGGCATTTATACATGCGGTACTCAGCTGTTGGGTCTAGTGTGACACTTGTAGGACCGTAGTGTTCATCTAAGGCTATCGTTGGTACGCCAGCGATCATCTCGACTAAGGCAGTAGTGGCATTTGCTACAATGTACTTAGAACCTAAATTGTGCGAATACCAATTAATAAGCTTGCCACTTGCATCGTATTCGTAAGCTGTTGAATTACGATAAAGTCCGTGTGGGACATCAACAACATTAACACCATTTAACGGATAGACGATCTTCGGAGTATCAGACAAAATCTTACTCATTGCATTGTAACCATACGCGTCTTGTACTAATTGCAAAGTAACTTGCGTATCTTTTACTTCGCTCATGATCGCCGTATAGAACGAACTCTCTAAATTATCTGCCGTCCAGTTAGGCATGGATGAGTTAACACCGTTCATCGCATCTAACAATTTTGCATCTGATAACTTATACATTTCTAAAATGCGATTCGTTTCGTTAACTAGATTCCGAAGGTACCCAGATTTACGAATATAAAGTCGAGCTTTTAAAACACCAGTGTTATCCCAGCCGTTGTCAGTAGCTAAACCTTCAACGTAAGGTACAACAATGGTGTAGTCTTTATGGGTTACCATGCGAAGAGCGTCGATTTGATTCTTATGGTAATACACGCCAATATGGCGACCATTTGTTGTTGGCTTTAATAAGTAAACATCGATATCGTCAAGATAATCAATACTGCCTTCATTATCTCCCGGATAATGCAATAGATATTTGTGCTTATTATCCAGGGTACTAACGAAGGTAGGTGTTGTTGTGATAGGGAAGTCTACAATACGTAAAATAGAACTATCGTAAACGTATTCTACAAAGTCACCAACTGAAGAAGAAAACAAATCTAATTTACAGGCTTGGATACCATTGACAAAATACATCGTAGCGCCACGCATCACGCTCAACTGGTCGGCCCTGTTCTGTAATGCTAATATGTCAGCAGTAGTCACAATGCGTTTGCCATCCACTTCAATAAAGTCTGCACCGACGTCGGCGCGTTCACTATTGAAATAAGCATTGCTATAGACTCTAAAGTAAAGCGTTTCTACTTGTAAATTAAAGTTAATCCTCGGTTGTTCTTTAATCGCTAAGATTAAGTTCTTCTCTTTAGTGATCATGTACCAGCATTCGGTACGAGGTAATTGAATACCTTTGCTAGAATAGACGTTAGTAATCAGATTACTGGCATTGCAAGCAAAAGCCAATGTTGTCCATTTTTGATCAGACGGAAACAACCCTAACAACGACGGATGCAATTGTCCAATCTGGTAGACGTGAAAGCGAACTGTGTGTTGTGGCAATGTATGCTGCTGACGAAGAATCTTAACGGTATTCCATACGCCGTTAAGAGGCGTTAATCGTGCAGGTTGAAGGATAACCTGTGTGTCTTGATTTGGCGTACACCAGACATTCTTTAACGCATGCTGTACGAGATAATCGGTAGTCATGGAGGTCCTTATAGGAAACGGTTACCTCTGCTATGCACAAGTAACAATATTGTTTTTAATTAGAATTCTACCGAATGTTCTAAGTTGAGTACTGAGCGAACTAAGGATTGTCCGCTTTCACGGAAACTACTACGTTCTAAGATCTTGGCAACTGCAGTGTTCTTATAAGTGCGCTCCGTAATGGCTTGCATCATGATAGCAATCCAAGTAGGAGGATGCTCTAGCGCAATACAGGCTAACTCGCGACCATTCACACTGAACCAAGTACCGCCCATAATAGCGCAAAGCGTACCTGTATTCAAATCACGCATCCGGACAGTACCTACGACTTCTTCGGCCAAACTACAGAATTCTTTGAGCGAATTTACAATAGTGACTTTATCAGCTACCAGTAAAACGTCTTGAGCCGACAAGCGCAAGTTACGAGCAATCTTTGTAACCAGTCCCATTTTGTCCGTACCTTCTAATTCAGTTTCATCAGTGAACTGAGAAGCGTAGAAAATAGCAGCAAGAATACTTAAGTTCAATTGTTGGCGTGGATCAAGTGCAAATCGTTTAGCAACAGCCTCACTAATCCACATAGCGAACGCAGTCATTGGTGCTGGAGAGACATCACGTAAAAGATTAGGACTTTGACTAATCCAGATACCAGTCAATTTAGCGCGATGACACATCAATGCATATTCAACGTCGTTAATAATACGGAAAGTATGTTGGTCTTTATTCCAACGTCCAAACTGCCGAGCATCAACTACAAGGTACGTTAACTCTTCTGGATCTTGTCCCGGATGTGGCTCACCAGCAGCAATATGATGGAACGTTGTTGCTTTCTCAGCTTTGATTTCCAAGGTGTGAGCGAACGCAGGAATGGCGTCTGCAACAGAACTACCGCCTTCAATCATAAAGACGTGTTTTGTTTCTGGCATCAGTTTTAATTGGCCATCTGCCATGGCCCGCTGCACAGCTAATACCGTTTCACGCATAGCGCGATTAGCAGGCATCGCAGTAGTCTCATAGGCAGTTCTAATGATGGTCATGTTGTTTGTCCTAAATAGTGTGCCTAACGGCGAGATAAAAAGCAATCGTTGCATTCGCTATCAGTCATTCTATGTTAAATTAATACTGTGTAGGTATATTTTTTTAACGGAACAATGCCAGCAGAATTGCAATTAATAGAGATTATTTTCGAAATTAATATGATGCAAGGCATCGTCTTCGAAACCATACCATTCATCATCAGCGACAGGAACCAGACATGACGTCCTCGATTGTCAACGCCGCTCCTATGACCATTATGCAGGGTACTCAGGATAAGAGTGCGAAGCAACTGGTTGCAGTAGCTGAGGCGCTACCAACGCACCTCCCCAAGATTTACTTTTATGCAAAAGAAGGCCCTACTGATCCGCAACTCGTGTCTGGTGCCTCGCGCACTATGCTCTACGGTGCTGATAGCTTCGACATGCGCCTGAAGTGGGCTACACACACAACTATTCTTTCGAATATCATCAACGGTAAAGCTAACGCACAAATGGCTCAACGCCTTGTGCCAGCCGACGCAGCTCCGCCTGCTAAACTTCGTCTGATGCTTGACGTGCTGCCAGTTGCTTTACCAGTATATCAGCGCAATGCTGACGGTTCCATTAAGTTGGATGTTAACAATAACCCTTTGGCTGCTAGCCCAGCTACTACTGTACAAGGCTTCAAGTGCAAGTGGGTAAGTGCTGTTGTTGGTCTGCAAGTTGACGACTTTGGTATCGCTACTCAAGCCAACGGTGACTTGACTGACTCCAGTACTCAGGTCCAATCGACCCGCTACCCAATCCTTGATCTGGAAGTATCGAACTTTGGTGCTTACGGCAATAACGTTGGTTTGCGTATGTGGGCTCCTACCACGAATCAAAGTGGTATCGTGTTGGATGAACGTCTGGTCGCTGATCAGAAAGTCTATCCATTCCGTATGGCTTGCATTCGTCGCGATACGGAAAACTCGACGCCGGGCATCGTTACCACTTTGGCGACTGAGCAATATGTTGACGTTTGCTTTAAACCAAACACGATTGATTTGAATACGGATAAACTTCTGTATGTTGGTGACACGTTTATTGCTGCTTACGAGAATAAAACCGATCCACTGTATCCTCCAGTCTTTGGCCCGTTCGGCAAGATGCACATGTACGATGCTAACGTTACGTCGTTGCTGAACATGTTCTATGCTGCTGAAGTTGCTGTTCCTTCGGACTTCACTGACTTCACTGGTGACCTCGATGAAGAATATCGCGTCAACTTGATCTCTGCTACCACCTCTGGCGGCGTTCCTTACAATGCCGTGCGTATGGTAACTGATGGTGCCGATGGCGTGCGTTTGACCCAGACGACTAATCTCTACGCTCGCGGTGGTAGTGATGGTACGATGAGCAATGCATTGCTGGATGGTCTCGTAGCTGATCAGCTGGCTGGCTACATTGACGACAATAGCTCGTTGCAAGATTCGGCTCTGAACCCAGAATCGATCATGTATGATTCGGGTTTCTCGTTAGCTACCAAGAAAGCAATGGCTCAGTTTATTGGCCTGCGTAAAGATACGTCCGTTGTGCTGGCATGCCACACTGTCGGTAACACACCTTTGACCGCTTCTGAAGAGTCATCGCTGGCTCTGGTACTGCGTAGTCGTGTTCAGAACTATCCTGAATCAGACGAGTTTGGCACTCCTGCCATGCGCGCCATGATTGTTGGTCGTTCGGGTAAAATGACTGGTGTCCAATTTAATGGTCACTTACCATTAGCTCTGGAGATTGCATCGAAAGCTGCAGACTACATGGGTGCTTCGAATGGCGTCTGGAAGTCGGCTTACAATTTTGATTCAGCACCAGCCTCTACCGTGTCGCTCTTTACTGATGTAAACGTTACTACGACTCCTGCGGCCGTGCGTAACAAAGACTGGGCAGCAGGTCTGAACTGGGTCGAACAATTCGATCGTCGTCAACTTTATTTCCCAGCACTGAAAACCGTCTTTGAGAACGATACCTCTGTCTTGACCAGCTTCTTCACGATGCAAGCTATTGTGGAACTGGAAAAAGTCGGTGAACGTGCTCGACGTCAGTTCTCGGGTGTAACGACTTTGACGAATGCTCAGTTGATCGAGCGTCTGAACGAATTCGTTATTGCTAATACCGTCGGTCGTTTCGATGGTCGTTTTGTTATCCGATCCAATGCACATATTACCGTGGCTGATTTGGCTCGTGGTTATAGCTGGACGCTTGCTATCCAGATCTATGCTCCGAACATGAAGACCGTCGGCACACTGAGCATTGAGTCCTATCGTATTGAGGATCTCCCATCATGAGTCGTTTGTTTGATACTATCCTTCAATCCGGTACCGCTTATGGTTCCGGACACCAAGCACCCATGGTGGATTTGAAGTACGGCGGTCAAATGGGCTACGCGCCCGACCTGTCGGAATGGGTAAGTAATGCGGCGTACGTTCGCCGTAATCTGATTTGTCTGTTGGTGGAAGCTCCTAAAGGTTTCCAATACCTGCCAAATCCTGACCAGTGGGTCGCTACCCTGCGCTCGTTGGTCGAACTGCATGCGCTGTCTATCGATGGTCTGAACGCTGGTCTGGAAGTGGAAATGACTTCTACCCCTGTTGGTGGTGGCGGTCAGATGCAAGAAGACTTCGTCGATGTCAAGGAAACCCAATCGCGTCCAGTGTTCCGCTGGAATGAGAAGTACGGCATGCCTATTGCTAACTTCTTCCGTGGTTGGATTACTAACCTGATGATGGACCCGAACTCGAAGTTTGCGGCTATTGCCACTGTTAACACGAACCGTCCTACGGATATGTTGCCAGATCAATACACTGCAACCA